CTTGTTAGGAGTAGAATGTGCTTCAACACATACTTGTTTCAGTGCCTTCTTTATTCTGCTCTTAAGCTCCTCAGTTAATTGTATGTTATTAGAGGTTGAGGTCATTCAAGAAAGAATCTAAATCATCATCGGTATTAGCTTTTGCTGGTTCCGTTGCAGTTGCTACTGGAGCTGCTGCTGCCGGAGTGGCCGCTGCTGCTACAGGTGCTGCTTTTGGAGCTGCTTTCGATGCAGGTGTTGATGTAACCTCTGCAATAGAATCGCCTGGATTTAGATACATTCTAAGAACGTTGTTTACAAATGAACGAGTGTCTTCGTCCCATGCTTTGTAATCGTATGTTGCAAGTGAAGGAGCTGCTTCCAATTCCTCTTTAATACTTGCCATCGCCTCTTTAGATCTTTCTGCTGGAGTTTCTCCCATTAAGATTGCAGATTTACTTGAAGAGAATTTAGACTTATCGTAGTTGTTATATTCCCCTTGTCTTGTAATAACAAGCTCAAAGTTCTTACCTTCGAATAGGTCAAATACCTGAGTTGGCTCACCAAAATCTGGCTTCAATTCAGAATCAATCTTCTCTTTAATCTTATATCCAAATTTGAATACTTTGTAAGTACCTTCTAACTCTGGGTTTTGTGGGTCCTTAACGATCTTAATTAGAGAATAGTACTGCTGACGTCTCTTTAATTTCTCTGATGACTTACGGTCTACTGCAGAATCTGATTTTCTTAATTTCCAGAATACATCTGCAATTGGACAGTGTTCACCAATTGTTTGTGGAGAGTCTACTAGTTTACCATCTCCATTAGAGTTAGTTAACCAGTGTACGTACTTTTGGATCAGAGATTTTCTTGGGTTCTCTGGGTTTGGTACAAAACGAATTAATGCTTTGTAAGTGCCGTCTTTACCGTCGTCGGCTGTAGGTTTGTAAACTTCGTTTACGCTTGTTCTTTCAGGCTGGTGTGTTTCCACATCTTCCACGCCTAAGTTAAAAATGTCAAATGAATCGCTCATAATTTTCTTTTAGTTGTTTAAAATTGTTTAATAATGAAATACTTTAATTGTCTTTCAGTTCCTTATAGTTGTATAATAATCAATAGTTTCAAACTAGATTCATATTTAACTTTGTGGTTCGCCAATCCCTTTTAACTCAGCATCAAAAACTCTTTCTATAGTTCCTTCACCTGAAGTTATGTATGGTCCGGCGAACGAGCACATTGTTATTGTTCCCGAGACAACGGTGTAACCCGCTGCGATCCCAGTATTGCATGGTGTATATTGAATTTCTAATGCTCCTTCCGAAGAATTATTTGTGATATTAAATACTTGACACTCAGGCATTACATTCGCTGTTTGTTAGAATCATAGTCCATCGTTAATATTGCTCCGTCAGGTTCCTTCCATCTATTGTCCTCTAGCTTAATCAGCCCTGATTTGTGTAACAACGCCTCACGTTCTATAGACGTAATCTGGTTGCTTAACACCATTTTGTGTAGGATCGTCGCTAGACGAAAGTATTCTGCAGTTACTAACATATCATTGATAAGTTTGATTTTTATACTTATTATATATCGTTATTTTGTTTTGTTTCTAGATGATATGCTAATATATTGGTCACTCTAGAGTTAGGCTTTTCTTAGCTAATTAAAAAAAGATTGAGATTTATTGAACTTTTTTGAAACCTTTTCTGGTAAGTCGCATATAAGTTATGTCTTTAACGCCAAAGGAAGATAAGTACCATTCCAGGGCTGGATGCAGAGACTAGGCTGAAGGCAGAGATTAGGACAGTTCTGGGCGGTCGCGGCTTGAAGCAGAGACTTGGTTAGTCCGGCAAATTTTCCCCAAGTTGCTGAAGCAAATAATGATTAAGGAACCAAGCATCGACTAGATCATCAAATGGTTTTGGAACCTTCTTAACCTCATCACCTATTTCATTTACACAATATTTAAATAAAGGAGACTGAGCTAACTCTGAACTCTCTACTATATTATTTAAAAAGGCTACCCAAAGTGCTAACTTATTCATGTTACCTTTACCAGCATGTTTCTTAATAGTTGTGGGTGCAACGGTCAGTAAATTTTTGACCTCGAGTTGGCTTATCATTTGTTCTTTAAGAATTGCAGCTCCTGCTGCCATATCAATCATATTATTAGTTCCCATCTTAGAACCATACGAAGTTCCCTCAAATGCTATATGATAATCCTCCTTAGTATTTGTTATACCAAGTATTAGATTAATAATATCATCCGCTGTTTGGATATATCTTTTAATCTTTGCAAATTCGTTTTTGGAGTAATCACCTACTGAAGATTTCCAGTCAGGTTGGTGTACAAGAGTAACGTCTTTAAATAGACTTATTTCTTCTTGTCTCTTTTGTTCGGCTTTTGTTCCTGAACCAGCTTTAATATAGGAGATAAAGTGATATTCATTCGTATCAGACTGCCAGACACAGATACCAGGGGAATTAAGTGAGAAGTCAACTGTAACTAAATTCAAATTAGATTCTTTTACCCATCGCAGCACCTAAAGCAGCACCGACTAATCTGGAGGTTAATAAATCATAGAAGATACCTTTTTGAATACCTAGTACTTTACAAATAACTTTACCAACTGATTTACCTAAAGCAAATCCAGCTAAACCACCAAAAATAGAACCTAAAAGACCCTCATTCATAAAGGCTTCTTCTAATCTGTCTAATTCAAATGTACCGTCTTCTTTTTGGTATTGTTGTACAAATTGCTCTAGTGCAAAATCTACTTTATCTTCTAAATCTTGAGTCCATTCTGATTGTAAACCTTCTTGTAAAAGTCTCATATCAGTTTCAGTCAAGTGTTGTTCAACTAAGTAATCATTAAATGTTTTCATAATGTATATATCTTATTAATCTATTTCTAATCTTAAGTCTAGCTTGTTGTAAAAAAATGTACATTCAAACGTATTAAAGTCAGCAACATTCTCAGCCATATTTAAGTTTAACTCATTTATAGAGTTCATTATTATTTTATTAAATTCCATATAGGCTACTGAACTTCCCTCTGCATCTAAAATTCTTAAAGTCATTGGTTCTATATAAGCCTCTTTAGTAGATCTAGCATAGTAGTACAAAAGAGTATCTTGCATAATCCAGTAGTTAATAAAACCATCTAATAACTGCATAGTTACCGTGAACTCTCTAGAAATTGTATTTTGAATTGGTACTGCACCTCTATGGTATCTTGTAGTCCCATCATTATCTGCTTGAGTAATTGGATCAAAAGATAATCCCGGAATATTAAGTCCTTGTATTGAATAATTAATCACATCAACTGGTTCAGCTAAAAGATTACCCGGAGTCTTATTTAAATACGCTCTGTATTTGTCTGCAACTTCTTGTGGAATAAACTTTCTAGGGAACCTAAAATCGTATGAATTATTTCTGCTATTTAATATCATTAGTTGCTTATGAATTTACCTTTAGTAACCATAGTCTCGTCTTGGCCATTGTCAATACTAATATAGAACGTTCTGTTTTGCATACCTCTAATAGAGTTTGCATTTTGTTCATTAATCTTAAACAACACTTCACCCTGTCCCATGTCAATATCTTTATTATATACATGGTTAAATTTTAACTTAGTCTTACCATCGTTAAATGTTAGTTTCACTAGTTCTGTATTTTCAAAAGAAATATACTCAAAGTCGTCACCTCTCTTTTTAGCAATCACAAACTTTATGTAAGTTGCAAATGGAGGAACTGTAATAGTTAAATCCCCCTCGTTTACAAATTCACCAGTTTCTATATCTTCAACATCTGCTAACATTTCATTAACACCACTTCCACCAGCGCCAGTGCCAGATCCAATACCTGTTAAATCTACTCTAGAACTAGAAGCAATTACATTATATCTTTCAATAAATGTAGGTACATATTTTATAGTTCTAGGTAAGTTATCTGTAATAAATCCAGAAATTATTTTGTTAGAAGTTAAACTAGGCAATACATTGTAAACCTCAGTTAATATATTTGGGCTATCAATTTTAAGTGCCTGTAACTTTTTACCATATCTAGCGGCTTGATTTACTGTAAGTGATGCTTTTTTAGTAATCTGGCTATTATCAGTTTGGTTGTATATTCTCATAGTTACATCAATTGAGAAATTAACTGCAACATTTGCATTTGTAATCACCGGTCTAAAAGTAACAGGAGTACTAAAATCTTCGTATTGTGTAAATGTGTTTTGAGTAGTTTTAATAAACGATGTACCTACTTGTTCAAATACATCTACATCAAAAATAACTACAATGTCATCGGATGAAGTACTTATTCTACTTAAAATATGTCCTTCAAATCCTGCAAGTGAATTATCCTTTTCACCATATATCTTAAAGTAATCCCCGTCGTTAGCATCTTCTACTACTACAGTAAAATCAGCAAACTCATCTTCTCTTGCAACTGTAAAAGAATTCTCTTCTCCAGTATATACATAATCGTATCCGCCTACAGCCTCTAATCTATCTAGTAATTTAAAACTAATATTATAGTTACTAAATGGGTTTTTATCACTAGAACCTATAGTTCCATCGCCATAAAATCTGTCATCGAATTCTGAATTCTGTCCAACTAAACTTGGAATCTTAATATTAATATACTTAGACCAAAGTGTTTCTCCTAAAATAAAAGGCTTAGGATTAGAAAGCTCATAATTACTTTGATTTAAATAAACTAATTGTGTTAAATAGTTTTTAACCCTAGTAGTTCTATCAGAATTTACCTCAAACAAGAAGCCTTCATATCCTCTTGCTGCAAAACTAAATCCAGATTTTAAGTGCAATCTTACAGTGTCATACAATATAAAGTTAATATTAGCTGTTGCATCTGATTGATAATTTAATAAATCATCCTCTCTACCACCAGTCCACTCTAAAGAGTTATTAATAAAATTTTGTTGTTCATAATTACCTGTTGAATCATAACCTAATAAAGCGTATTTAGTTTTATCATTACCCGGTACGTTTACAGCATGGTATCTTCCAATTGTTTGATTAATATCATTCCCTGTTTCTTCATCAGGCGTAGCAAACAGAGGATTAGCTCTAGTATCAACGATTGCTTTACCGCCAATTAAATCAGGGTAAGAATAAGATACTGTTCCGTTTATTACCGGAGTATATTCAGCAATATTAGTTATTGGAGAAAAAGAATAAACGCCTAAGTTATCACTAATAGTAAATAATTCAGGTTGTGGTAATCCATTTAAATCAAATTTATATGTCTTACCATTCTGCATTAATAAAGTTCTAGCAGCAAAGTTTTCAACTGCAAGATAACCCGACATAATAGTAACGTCAAAGTTAACTACAGCACTTCCTAATTCTGAAATTAAGTGCCTAGTACTCGAAGAATCACCTCTTACAGTATCTAGGAATTTAACCTCACTACCATTATCATCTACCTCGATGCGATACTTCTCTTGATCGCCTTGGTCGTGGTATATAAACTCAAGTAATATATCTTGGTCTATTCTAAAATATCTTGAAGATTCAGCCATGTTTTAAAATTGTAAAAATTTAGGTGACCAGTATATTCCTACGCCAATTGAAGGCCCAGTACTAATTACCTGGTTATTATTTAAGTTAACACCATATCCAACTCCAAAGCCAACTAGCCATCTAGATTTCTTTTGGTCTTTTCTGTTTAATCTACTATTAACTAGGTTTATATTTTCAATATCTTTAATCTCTAATCCAGGGTAGCTTGTTGATAACTTTAATCTATCTGCTCCGTCTACATTCTCAATCGCAGCCATTAGGCTTAAAGTTTGTGTCAATTCAAACTTAGTTTCCAGTACTTTAAATTTTTCAAATTCATATTTAAAGGTAGAAAACCCTGTTAGTTTTCTAGAGTTACCATCACCGAAATCTTCAGCAGATGTAAAAGTAACTTTAGTAGTTGTCGTGTCAATAGTCTCAGTTGTAGTAGTTACATCTAGACTATCTTTAATTTCTAGGTTAGCAGATATTAATGAGTTAACTTCTTTTAAGTCATCATTAAGTGCTAAAGCCTTTTTATACTTTTTAGTCAACTTAGCCTGGCTAGATTCTAAGTTTGATAAATCAAACTCAAAAGATCTAATTTGAGCTAGTTGATCTCCATTATCATTTCTTAAGATTGTAACTGAGTCTTGAGCAGCCTTAAAGTTATTAAGTTGTCTGCCGGCATCTTCTTGTGCTAGTTTTACATCTTGTTTTAAGTTCTCAATACTATTACATTGTCTAAGAAATAATAAACATAAAAGAACTCCGGCGATAAACATCACCAGAGACTTATTAGATAGTATATTTTTTATTTTGTCCTTCATAATTTTTTATTTTATCTAGCGTCGCCACTACCGCTTCCGGAACTATCACCGCCACTACCAGAACCACTACTTGGGTAACATTGTGCACCAATCTGGAAGTTAGACCACGTTCCCTGGATTAAATTCACTGATATTAAATCAGCACATACTACCGTGGAAGTAAATGGATTTGAAGTTATTTGGTTTGGTACGCCACACTCAGTGTACGATGCTGTTACTGTCGAGTTAGTGTTATTATTCCATGAATGGAAATATTTAGTACATGGCGCCGCTGTTGTTGTAGCAACAGTTGTTGCTTCAGTTATATAGCCTGAACAGTCTACACCATCCTGGTCAGTAGTTCCATTCAAGTCAAATACAAAACCTATTTTATCAGCACCCCATCCAGCATCTGGAGTTCTCGAACTCGATGTGGTTGCAGCCGTTAGCTTCGCGTTGTTTACGTAAATATTTGGTTTATTATCAATCATTTTAGTTAAGAAATCTGATTGAGTTCCATCGTAATTTATTGTGTAAGTTCCTCCGGAGCTATTACATGCTAGTGACGGACTAAATGCAGCGGCAAATGTTGCGAATGCCGGCCATGATGTATCAGTAATATTTCTAGTTACACTTAAACTGCCTGTTGCATTACCGGCAGAATCAGTTGCCAATAGAGTAGCTACCACATCTTCTCTATCACCTTCTGCTACAGCTTCTAATACTACATCATTTGTTATGTCAATTGATCCAGATCCTGTATTATTGTTTATTGTAATCGATAATCCATTACCCACTCCTGCGCCAGCTCCTGAGCTATCGCCGGTATAATCATTTGGACTTGCACTTCCTGTTAGGTTTAACCATACTGTAGTTCCATCTACTATATCAGTCGTTCCAACTGTATATACGATTGTAGTTCCTTCGTCTACATTTGCATCACCAGGTGATGCAGTTAATGTATTATACGCAGGCGCCGGTGCTTGAGTTGCAGGCGTCGGCGTTGCTGTCGCATTAGTTGCCGGATTCACTAATGTAAAGTCATGTCTATCAGTACAACCATTCGTAATATCAGTTATGATTGCGTAATATGTTCCCGCAGCTAATGCAAATGTATTTACAATTTGGTCATTAGACGCAAGATATGTAACAAGCTCATAATTAGCTGAGCCGCCAGTCGCAGTCATAGTAAATTGCCCATCGCTACCACCATAAGTAGTTGGATTTACTGGAGTTTCATTATCTTTTGCAAAGTTTGCACAATAAGTACAACTTCCATCATCACCTGTTGCGTTTGGATCATAATTATCCGCGTTTGGATCTGTACAACCCTGTCCATACTCTGGATTAGCAACTTGCGATATTGTCATCGAATCTGTTGCATTTGCATTACTAGGATGTGTTATTACAATATTCCCTGTTCTAGCACCAGTTGCATTCGCAGCAATTGTAAAGTTCAATTCAGGATCAAACGTAGTTCCATCAAAATATGAGTCTATTGTTACCCATGCCGGTGCAGTTACTTTATCAGCACTTAGTATTAATCCAACAGTTGGTGTCGTACTGTAAGTTATTTCACCAGCACCACCACTATGTGTTATATTAACAAATTGAGACTCGTCACCAGTAAACGCAATTGTTTCTACTGGAGCGCTTGTTGCATTTGTTGCTGACGTTGTAGCCGCAGTTGCTAATGTTGTTGCAGGTTCTCCAGTCCATGGATCCCCGTTTTCATCAACTTCTAAATCACCAGATGGGTCTATTACCACCGTGTTACCTATAATACCTCCGTATTGGTTTAGATTTAGATCTGCAGGTTGTTCAACTATAGCAACAGTTCCAGGAGTACTACCAGCACCACAAGGCGCTGTACAGAATTCTTTCCATGAAACAGTTCCATTGCCATCTTCAATTGCTCCCCAAAAGGCGCCATCACGGAATCTAATCATACCAGCCTCTAGAAAGGCAGCAGCAACGTTTGTCTCAGGTAATTTAAAAGTATTATTTATATTACTATCAAAGCTAACATTAGATTTAAAAGTAAATTTATCTAATTCTACAAAATATTCAATTATTTCTGCAGGATCTGTATTTAAATTAGCACCATAAGTCTCTGCTAATGTAAATCTAGTCCAATCGACATCTCCATCAGTTTGTTCAGATGTACTAAGAGTAATTGCTATATTATTTGAAGTTCCAGTTCTTTGTCCATGCCAATAAGTAATTAATTCATCAGAAGGAGAATTCCCTCCAACTGCATGTTTCCCAACTACTATTGTAGATCTTAAATTAGTTCTACCATTATTATCCTGAACCTCATTAAAATCTTGATCTCCTAAAAATATTACTGGATGATAATTATCTGTTGATACTTTAGGCTTAAGTATAACATATTCATTTTGAGCAGTACCATTATTAACAGGAATAACTTTCCATCTAGAAGTAGTCTCTCCAGTTAAACCCTGAGGACCTATTTCACCTTGATCTCCTTTTTGTCCAGTCTGTCCAACAGATCCCTGATCTCCTGGATTTCCCTTTTTACCTATAGGACCGCCACCGTTAGCCAGTATCTGGTCAAAGTTATAGTTAACCTTTTCCCACTTGATCTGGTTAGAGTCACTAGGGTGTAGTATTTCTTGTATATTGAATATGGCCATGCCTTATGACGTTATTTTTACCATAGGTCTAATTCTATAAGAGTAACCTAATCTTTTATTATATATCAACCTAAAATTAAGGGGCTTTTGTTCGTGAGAAGAAAAAGTAAAGTTTTGATCGTAGATGTAGTTATTATTATCTAAATCTCCAACTGAATCAACGCTTTCTACTTGAGATCCTGCACCTTTAAGCCTTTGTGTATATAGTTTAATTTGGCTAATTCCAAACACATTTATCAAGTTCTTCCCAATATAAAGTTGAGCATCATCCTCTAAAGTTGTTTTATCATCAGCCGAATTTGCAGCTAGAACATATTTTTTAATAGTATCTAGCACACCGTCAGCACTTAATTTTTTATTTATTGTAAAATCTATATAGAAGTCTAATACAACTCTCTTTTTATCCTCAAACTGCACAATATCTGTTGTATTAGTAGAGTTAGCTAAAATATCGTCTAATTCTTCTTCTGTTCTTACACGAGTAACATCAAAGTTTAACATCGTGTAACTATCTTTAATCTTCATAATAGTTGAAGCTAAATAAGATCTTTCTTCTTTAGTTTCAAATGTTCCAGGCACTTCTTCTAAAAGACCACCTGATAAAGCCCTAGTATAATAGTTTTTATCCCATGATGATTTAAACACATGGACATCTTTTTTATCAATAGCAACTTCTCCAATTAATGGATATAAAGGTGGCTTATCAGAAGATACTGATAATTTAATTACACCACTAGATTTAAATTCATTTACTTTTCTATAGAAGTGATTTTTAATATAACCCCATTGGCTATCATGAGTACCTCCATCGTAAATAAAACCTAAATTAAATGCAACACCACATCTATTATATCTCTTGTAGTAATCTTTAGCTAACTGAATATCTTCAGTGCTAGTTAAAGAATGTTTATACATTTGCTCTTCTAACTCTAACTCAATAATATTTGAAGTATTTTGTAGAGTGTTTGTTTTCATGTGAGCATATATGTCTGTAAATGTCACAACCGGAGTTGTATCAATAGTATATCCACCATTATGTCTAATCAAGAATGGATAATAAGTTCTAGTTAGTCCTAAATTAAAACCAATATTACCAGAAGATAATTTAAACGATTCAGGTTTGTCATCATCTACCTCAGTATTAACCTCGGCTTGTTTAATAAATTCAACACCATCTTCTAATAAGATAATAAATTTATTAAGAGATACTGTACCATCTAATCCTACAGTTGAATATGTAACTTTATCAGGGTTTCTTAATAACATTGTTGCCATATCTTGAGCCCCTAAAGATTCTAAGATATATTTATATGCATTAATACCTCCTCCTTTGTAAACATACTCAGCATTATACTGTAAATAACCTGGTAGATTATCTAATGTCGTTTCTACCGGAGTTCCGTTTGTAATATCTTGAGGAAGTCTTGCAAGTATTATTTCAGCCTGTCCACCTAGATTAGAAATATCTAATTGAATTTTCTGAAGACCAAACGCTGTATTTATGTTTACAATAATACTTCCGTAATCATCATCTTCATTTTTATTGATTTGCTCTAAGAATTGTGGGACACTTCCATCTGCATGCGTTAAACCATTTACTATTAAATAATTATCTGCATTAGGATCACTAAAGTTAGCACCTGTTAAATCCAAGTGGCCATCAACTTTAACATCAGAATACTTAAATGTACCCTCTTCATTATTCCATATTAATGAGTGGTTTAGTTCATATAATAATTTTCTAGTTAGAGTTTGATCTGCCCATAAATCATCTAATCTTAAAGAGATAAAGAATACTACAAACTTAAATTGTTTATTTTGTATTACTTCATATTCAATACCATTAGAATCTTCTGATGTTTTTACATTTAATACAGTACTAAATCTATATCCATTAAATTCAGAAGACTTAACAAAATCAACTGGACTTGTAGATGTAAATTCTTTTCTAGTTTTAAAGATAACTTTTAAGCCTTTAAATATAGACTCCGCAAATGCAGTATCATTACCACCATTGATTAGCGTATATTTTTTCTGTCTATTAGTCTTGACAAAAGTTTTGTATGCATTATCACCTTTAGTTTCAAAGCCTTCAGTTACAAAGAATCTATCAAAGTAATCATAGTCAATACTCTTAAACATGGCAGGCGTCATTTCAAATCCTTCCATAAAGTTAAGATAACTAAATGATTCGTTTAATTTATAGTCTGGGTTAGTTGAAGTACCAGTATTTTCTTTAAGGTGTTTTGGTAAGTTATTAATATAGAACCACTCGTGAGTCATTCCAAGTCTATCTCTACCTGCAACAGAAAGATCTGCTGAGAAGTTAGATCTACCAAACGCCTCGTTAGCGTTTAAGTAATATGGTTGTTCTCTAACAGTTAATGTATCTTTTAATACCCACTTGTTAATTGAAGGAACAACTCTACTCCTTATAGAGTTCTCTTTTAAATAGTTTTCTTTTAATCTATCATATTCACTTTCAACAAAATCTTCATTAAAAGTATCTGTTATTTCATCTTCCAATACTCCGGTTAATCCCGAGAAGTAACTCGCAGGTGCTGTTATATAATCAGTGTTTTCTCTTTCTCCAAAAGGATATATGTCACTTTGATTATCTAATTCCGGCTCGTAGTTAATATTAGCAGCGGTTTCGTATTTTAATTCTTTTAAATCTGAATTTGAAGTATCATAGAAATCAAAGTTCATATCGTGAATATCAAATGCAGAAAATAAACCTAATGTTACTAGGTTATCTGCAAAGACATTTACTTCACCTGATTCTATTGTATTTTTCTTATCCAATACAAGTTTCTTATATTGTAAAGGCAGTCTTTCAATATCATCGACAATATCGATAACTTTATTGTAAACACCTTGTGAACTAGTTTCTAAATAATCATTAATATTAATATCAGCTACAGAATCTAATGTTACTAATACAGATTTACCAGCTGAGTTACCACCATTAAAGAAATAGATCTTACTATTCTTAAATACTTCTGAAGTATTACCAGTTAGTTGTAATCTTAATACATTTCTAGGCTCGCCAGAGAGTCTGTTGTCTTCGTCAATAGTTAACCAGTCATTTGCATTATCGTTCGGCAGTGCAACCCCTGATTGCATTAGTCTATATCCAAGAACGTCATTCTTGATATAAAGATGATCTGCTCCATCATACGTTAATGCTGTAAACCCATTATCTTTAGAATTAATAGATTTTGTAAGAGCGGATGCAATTTCAGCATTAGTTCCATTTGAAGAAAATGCTGTTGTGTTAAAGCCTCCTGCTAATAAAGCATCTGACCCAAAGAACATATTATTTGAAAGATCATAAGGTACTTGTGTATACTCAATTCTAGCTAATGTTGTGTTAGAACCAGAATATGGAGCTATAGTAGGTTTTAAAGGCCTTAATGTACATTTATTTTCGTAAAATATAATGTCATCGCCGTCTGCTTTCCAATATAAGTTATCATCGATCCCAAGTCCTTTCAATACTTCAACAGTTTCTTGAACAGTATTTTGTAGTGTTAATAAGTAATTTCTATTACCATCTGTTTCTACAAGAGTAAGTCCTAATACGAATGTATCTCCAGGAGTAAATCTTGTAAAGTTAATTCTATAATCTTGTTCTTTAGAAGGGAATATTGCTATTCTATCGTTATTAGCAGGAGCTCCATTGATTGTAAGTTTAATAAAATCACTACCAGCTGCTGCATGTTTAGTTGTATCAACAGATCTACCAACATTTGCCAGCTTAATTTCAGCAGGTATCATATTAGAAGAATCTTCAACTTGTACTTCTAATTTTGAAGTATCATAGAATGAAGGAGAAATCTTATAGAAGTTATTAGAAATATGTGCGTATCCTAACGTCGGAGTAGATTGCATCAATCCAACAGGAGGTATTGCTGATACAGAGTCTTCGTTAATATATGAATTTAAAGTTTTAAACTTAAGTAATCCATTATTAGCAGACTCTAAAGACCCATATCCTGAATCAACATCATTTACATATAATCCGAAATATCTATTTACAGCATAGTCTTCTGTGTCATCATCATTAAATAAGAACTCTAAGTTAATAAGGTTCGCACATGCTAATTTGTTTCTTTCAAAACCACCAGTAATTAAATCATTTTCATTAATAATAGTTTGATCTTGTTTTACAAAATCGTCAAACAAGTATTCACCCTTGTTTGTAAAACCACCTTGCATTAAATCAATACCATTAAAGTTTGATCTTTCGTTTTCACTAAAGTTTACATTAATAGGGTTACTTGGAAATAACTCAGACTTAACGTGGTTTCTAATATAAGTACCAATGTTAGATTCTCTAGTTAAATCAAATGTTTTTATTAATTCACTATTTTTTAGAATCTCGTCCATGTTATTAAAGCTACTTTGATTATCAAAATCTAAAATAGCAGCTGGATCACTAACTCTAAATATTACAAAATTACTAGGTATATTTTTATCTAGCCAAATAGGAGCTAACATTCTAAAATCTTCATCGTGTAATTTAGAATAATTATATGTAGTTCCGTAATGGTAATCTTCTTCAATTTGTTTTTCAAAAGACTCTTGAACTGTAAGTTCTGAGAATCTAGATTTAACATTGTATATTAAATCGGATGGTGTTTTATTAGCATTAAAAAACTTAGCTAAATCATAAGACCATTTGCCATCTTTATTAACAACCCATTTTTTATACTCAACAGCTGCTAACTCTTTACTAGCATCAATAGACTCAATATACATATTGTCAAGACTATTAACTACTAATTTAGCATTTGTAGATAGTTTTGGGTTTGTTCTTAATAAAGGCTTAGATATATTATCTAATTCATAATTCTTTTCTAAATCAAAATTAGGAATAGATCTATTAATAATATCTGCATTGTCAATTCCATCTAAAATAAATTCTGTAAAGTTTTGTGTATCTAATAAACAGCTCGCGCAATCTTCTCTATACTCTATTACCGCTCCGCTTGTAAACCCTAATTCAACTGGATTTATTTCAATAACCCTAATATCATCACCATACTCTGGTTTGTCTATTAAGATATTAACAGCATCATCGTAATTAACTGCAAATATTTTATGTTGAAGAGTAACACACTCTAGCATGCTATCACCTCCAATGTTTATTGCCGTACCATTGTGTTTGCTTGGCTCTATAACATCTATTAGTTTTTTAATATATGATGATGAGTTTGAAGCAAATGTATGTAATCCATCTGTTAGATATAAACTATAATATGGTTTTCCTGCTTCTACTTTAGCAGCACATGCATAAAAAGCATAAAACACGTTTATTCTAGATTCTAAAAGTTTATCAGCATCAGAGATTTCACATTGATCTCCTGCTAGCCCAAGGCAATAAGTTGAATTACCACTAGGCTTAACAAACTGTGTATTACAATCACCTAATATTGAATCGCTATTCGCATATCCTAATGTATCAGTGACTGGATTAATTCCAAGCCATGAATATGTATATGAAGCATTTTCTGTACTTAAGTAACCACTATCGTTTTCATTATCCCATATTGCAAATCTAAGACTAGGTGTATATCCAGCCTCTGGATCACTTATTGCACCATTTGTTTCATCAACCGCAACAAAGGTAGTATTGTCCCATAGTCCATCGTAGTTAACTTCACTGGCAGTTGCCTCAGTAGTGTATATTAATATTTGATTTTGAACTACATACTCTAGGGCTTTTTGGTGTGTTGAAAGATCGACATAATAAGCACCGCCCACCATATCATCATAACGAGCATCTATTCTAGTCCATAAGTTAACTAAAGTAAGTCCATCTTCTCCAGCAAGACATGCTGCATCTACCGCTAATCTATTATCTTGGCTATAATAAGCCTTAAAATTAAATGTTACATACTCTATCGGTTCTGGGCATAAAAATAGCTTTACAGGGTTATCAGGGTCTGTTAGATTATCTGCCCATACTCCTTGTCCTGCAGCATTTGTTGTAAACTTATAGTATATGAATTGACCATTACCATTTTTTCTAGTACCATCATTATAGAAGCCTGGTGATACACATAAAGATGCCGGAGCATAAGTATTTGTAACATCTGCCGGGTTATTTCTATATTCAGGCTGATTAGCATAATATTGACTAGTAAATAATTGACCTCCTGCAGCTATTACATCAGCAAGAGTTGGTTCATCCATTTCTACTGAAGTCCCCGATCCTGTTGGACCAATTACGTTTTGATAAACAGCAGTCTGACTAACCGTGTATTCTAATTCTTCGGCACATATCTCATCAAGATCACCAGAGAAGTTAATGTCAATTGGCCACGCATTGTCTAAACTAGTTTCACAATCAACAACTTGTATAATACTACCATTAGCGGCTATTTTAACCGCTCTAATTACTACCTCACCAGCAATATCTTGCTGAATTGAAACCCAAGGGTTAGAATCCGCTGTAACTGGGTCTATGTTTTTAATGACCTCATTGTCATCTAATGTTGTATCGCTATATAGCGAATCACCCGCATTTAAACTTGTAATATTTGTAACAGCTGATGCTTTTAAGTAAGCATTAACATTTCGGTTATCATCACATGCTGCTGACGCAGTATTCCTCCAAAGAGGGCTAGATACTGTTATGCCACTAATATAAAGTACTCCAGTGACATTAAGTTTTAATGTATAAGTATCGAATCCACTATTTGCATCTTCTACCTTAATGGTAAATACTTCTTGGACAAGCTGACCGGGAGATATATCCCATTGATCTGAGTTATATGTCCATACACCAGTATTCGGATTTATATTAAGTGTACCCTGCTGTGAAGCCGCGTTAGTCGCACTTACCCACTCCGCAGTCCATGTTAAATTTGTAGTTTCAGCATCAGATGCTGTAATATTATCAGATGAAGATGATATTGTATCATATTGAGATAGCTGCTTTTCTACTTCAGTTTGGCCTGTTGAGCCATTAAACGAAATAACAGGATCAGTATTTAACGCAGCTGTTATTGTAATAGTAATCGACTTTGATCCGGATCTTAATGCTGGGTTATCATCATCTTCTGCTTTATACCAGAATGTGTCTGTTTTAGTATTGTCCCCTGGGGACATTGTATTACCAGTATATGTATAAGTTAATATACCATTACTACCATATACGAATTCACCATGTGTCCCTGATTTAACTTGATCTACAACAAATAGAGTATCGGTAGTTCCACCTGCGTTTGACCAATAGTAGGTTAAATCATCATCTCCGGTATTAGTATCTGAAACAAATTGACTTATGTTAATACCAGGTGCTGTGTCGTTCTGTTGAGCTGCAGAAATACTTCCAGTAATATCATTAGCTGTTGGCTCTGAATTTAAAGGCGCTGTTATTGTTAAACTAGCAGTATATGTAGGAGAATCATCATTCCCATCATTTACTTTATATTCAAAACTAATAGTCTGTTGACCCGCTGAACCAACTGCAGCATTAAGTTGTATCTGAGCAGATAAAGTACTAGGACCTCCTGCTAAGGTGTGCGGAACTGTGCTAATATTTGAAGGAGTACCACTTGAATTATCTATTAATACAGACACGTTGCCTTCAAGTGTTAATCCACTAATATCAGTAATTATTACACTTAAGTCATCACCATCCGCGTCAGTGACAGACAGGCCAGACCATGCAGTGCTAGCAAAGTCTAGAAAATTAATATTAACATTACTAGGGCTTGCTGACCAGACTTGACTCTTAGTTATATCATCACCTGTCGGTGCTGTATTACCTGAAGTTTGTGTTATTTTAAAAGTTGTTGCAGTTACATTAGGATTATCAGGGTGTCGAAGTGTCACGTCGACCTCTCTTGACGATCCTGTATTATTTTCAGTTGCTTGGAACCTTAATTGTCCACCATCAATACCAAAAGAGTTAGTACTTGCTGTGAGCCATCCTGCTGAAGAGTCATATAGAATATGATTATCAACATCAAAGTTATTTGTAGCTCCAGTGATAGTAACCTGTTTTGCCTGGTATGGTGTTCCGAGCGGTGCTATCGTAATAGCACTAGTATCGGACATTGAAATACTTGCAGTAGCTAAACCACCGGTCGCTGAAATAGTACAATCAAGTGTACCAGAATTAAGATAGGCTGCAGGTATATCAACAGTTAGTGTGTAACTCGTAGTACCCGCTTGGTATGTAGTTGGAATAATACTAGCAAAAGTTGCAGTACCGGTAGTTGAAAAGTCGGCAGCCGTAATCTGCTCACCAATCACACCATTGGCAATTGTTAATGTCTCTGTAGAACATGTAAATGCTCCTAACGTTGCATTAGTCGCGTTAGTTGGAGCAGTAGTTGCAGCAGTCGCATTAGTTGTTGCAGCAGTCGCAGCTATATCACCATTAAAGTCACAAGAAATATCTACACCTCCAAAATTTGAATAACCACTAGGTGGTGATATTTCAGAAATTTGATAAGTTGTAGTTCCATCACCATCATCATTGTAAGTATATACACTTGGAGTTATTATATAGTCGGAATTAGCAGGAGCCACTAACCAGGTAACTGCAGCTGGTAAAATTGTATCTCCAGCATTACCATTAGCAATTGTCGGGCCTGCTACGCTACAATCATACGTTGTTGGAGCCTGTGTTGTAGTAATTGTAACGCCTTGAATTACACAATTAAGTGTTCCATCATCAGAATTATTATACCCTGGAGGTATATTAACATTTGCACTGTAAGTATCGGTTCCGGTTGCATAATTTGTTGGATTGTAAGAAGCAATAGTAAATCCACTGTCTACAGTACCTGCTACGAGGTCACCATCTACACCGCCTGGAATATTAAGGTTTACATCACCACAAGCAAGGGTTGGCATCCCGAGATTTGCTACATTTACAGCACCATTACCTATCTGTAAAACATAAACTGTTGGGTACCCGTGCGTCTGGTCATTAGCTGCATCAAATATCCAATGCTCACCTTGTCCATCAAATGGAGTAGTATTCGCAGTAGCATCCTCAAACACCTGTGTTGTTGCACCCGGCTGATTCTGAGGAGCAACTCCGGCTGAACTATTATTGTAATATATAGTTTGATACGGGCCATTGTAATTGGCAGGAAGGGTAGTTTGAATCGCAGCCTGAGCATTCGCCAAGGTCGCGTAACTAATCGATCTTAATTGTACTTGTTTTATAGCCATTAATTATTCATATCTATTTTCAAGAGGATGTCTCCTCTATTATATATTCACCTTACTCAGGCTATATATTATCTAAATAACTTGGCAGCCTTAATAGAGTTTAAATTTCTACCTTTAGGACTATACTTCGCGAATACTTCTAAATCAAATGAGAACTGTTCACCATACTTGTCAAAAATATCTAAACCTATTTTCTTAGTATAAGTTAAGTTATTATACGCAAGTCTAGCAAATCCGCCAATTCTACCCGTGTCAATCGAATCCTCATTACCAAAGTAATCTGTCATTCTAAATTGGAATACTATATCTACCGAAACTGCATTCGATTCGTTATCCTTTTTAGCTTTGATTTCTCTAGAAGATCTCTTAGTTTCTCCGGTTACTTTTAGGGTATCAGCATTTACTGGAGACATAAATAAGAATGCTCCACATGATTTACCACCTAACATATATTGGTCATTTGCTTCAAACGACATTTTCATAGGTCGTTCCTGTGCGGTTTGTGAATATAAACTAGTACCTTGGTGATATGCTAATTGTTGTTTAGCTTGAGTTTGATTATCTGTGTCAGCCGAAGAACCGAAGATACTAAATAAAGTAGCTCCTGTTGCTAAAGTAGCTGTTTTAGGCATTGAAAATATCATAGATTCTGCTACACCCGATATACTATAGTTACCTCCAGCATTTGCACCATCCCATATATTAGCTAAACTAGGGTGGTCTTTGTGTACAAATAACCCTGAGTTATATTCAGTAATATTTACAGAACTAATAGGAGATACTTTAACTTGACTCTTGCTCCATTCTTGCCCTGCACCGTAATCAACAAAACCTCCAGACCATATAAAGTTATTATTACTATCTGTTGCAGCAGCCGAATTTGGCCATTCTTCACCAGCACCAGCTCCAGATCCAGAACCAGTAGCAAAGGCTAATCCATGTTCATAATCCGATATTTCCGGCGAAGCAACTTCTGTGCCGACCGGCTTAGTAATATAATGTGGTGTTTGGTTTGCAATATCCATATATCTACTATAGATAAATTGACCTCTTCTTTGCGCCGATTGATACGGAGCATCTGATGTTAAATCAAAATTATCAGTATTTATATTTTGATACTGAATAGGCACTAAATCATAGTTACCTTCTTCTTGATAATAAATATCTCTTTCAACTTTTGTATCTACCGCTGTATTTCCACTACCATCTTCGTTTGCAATACCAAATCCTTTTGCATTTGCCGTACTGTTTACATTAATAGATCTATAAGCTGGTTTTGTTCTATCACCGATTAGTTTAGAAACTAATTCTAACTTAGTAGATTTGCTATTTTCTAATTGTAGTTTAAATGTCTTAGTAACAATATGTCCTTTTCTTACAGTTAAATCTGCAACCTCATCGATATAATATCCTGCAAATAATTGAGTTGTAGTATCTTTAGTAATGTTAGTAACTGATCCATCTTCTGAAACAACTTTCACCATAAGTTCTCCAACTTCAGCTTCAACAGTTCCTTTAAGTCCAGCAATCTGAGCTTCAAGCTCCGCTATCTTGTCATAGACAGAAATTGGCTTTTGTTCTGGAGATAAGAATCCTGATGCAATATTAGTTGCAACGTGAGCATAATAGTTTTCATTTGCAGTAAATGCATCACTAACGTGAGTGAATACTCCTTGTCCTGTTAATTCTTCAGTGATTTGTACTTTTGCTAATTCAGCAGTATTTACTTGAACTACTGCAGCAACATCTGTTGTATCAATTTCTTCTTCCGGAAAGTTAATCGTTACCGGTTCTGACCAATCAGAAATTATTGGGTTAGCAGGGAATCCAGCCTCAGAAACAGATTTAGCTCTAATTTCTACTAGCTCTCCTTGATTAATTGCAATATCTAATTGATTAAAGTTAATCTCTTGACCATCTTCTATTTTACTAGCTTGCCATGTAAACTTCTTTTCGATAGTTCCATCGCTATTAATAGTTTTAGCTCTTTGTCTAACTTTACCTCTATATTCATTCCAGTTTGAGAAGATAGCAGATTGTTCTCTACCATCAACTGTAAACTTAAGTTGAGAAGCGTCAGCAGCTTTACCTGATGTTGATAAGTATCTATATTGAATAATAAACCTTACAACCTCTTGGTCTAATGTATCAGCAACCTGTTTTGCAGCAGGTACTTTCCAGAAACCTCTAACTCTATATTTAGGGTTAATCTTCTGTGCATTTGACGAAGATGATAAGGCTTGTATTTGAGTTACAATAGAATTATATAATTTAGCTTCAGAAGATCTTTCTTCAATTAGCGCAATTAACTCATTCTTATCTTTGTCTTTTTGTACTTGAGATGCGTATTTAGTACTAGCAATAACAGATCTCTTTTTAGAAATAGTTTCATCTAGTTTTTTAATAGCCTCTTGTACAGATATTTTATCAGCAGATAATTTCTTAATTTTATCAGCAGCATCATTTTCAGTTAAATGTCTGTTGATTTGAATTACTTTAAAGTTTTGGCCATCTAATACAGGAGCATCTGGTGTAACACCAACTGTCGCTGGAGGAATATTATCCTCTTTAATAGATGTAATAAACTTACCGAAATCTGCTACATTATCTTTATAGAAGTTTGATAGTAAAATAATACTACCATCTTCTTGTAATACTTCTAAATCGTTTGAATAGAATCCAACACCTGGAGACCATTTCTCAGCTAAGATTTTTGATTCAGCATCAATTGCTTTCACAAACATTAATATTCTTTCGTCAAATCCAACTGGAGTTTCAATACTTAAATTGTTATCTTCAGTCTTATAGATTGATAAAGCACTTCCACCGATTTTAATAGCTTCATAGCCTTCAATTAATCTAAGCTCAACCTGTCTAGTTGAAGAATCCAGCTTGTCAATTACATATCTAGTGTTTTTAGAACCGCCAGTGACCATCAATTGATCTCCTGCGCGAAGTAATTCAGTTTGATCTAGATCTTTATTATTATCTGAATAAGTTAAGCTATCTAATGTATATAATTTTATAGCCTGTTTTTTAGTTACACCAGCTTCAATAACTTCTCTCTTAGAATTTGAAATTGATAGAACGTCAAACTTTCCAGTATATTGTGTAGTTCTATAAGGCATATCTCTCATCTCTTCATCAAGAGTATATGCTATATTGTTATTGACAATATCTCTAATTGCCGTTAAATAATCGATGTCATCTTGGTTTCTGTAATTCTCGTTAAAGAAATCTACAGCAACTTGATTTGTTCCATCGAATAAAATTCTTTTAACAAGAATCCTTTCTGTGTCATTTGGTATTTGACCACTTACATCAATAGTTGTAGTCAACATTGGGTTTAAGAAATCTTCTGCAAAATAATTTGGCTTAGACGCAAACGCAGTTGGTCTAGCTAATGTAGTAATATCATTAGCAGGAGTCTTTAATGAAGTTGTAATAATATTTTGAAAAGTACCATCTGGTAATTTTACTTTAGTACTACCTTTTCCTAATCCAGCAAGTGCTTTAAGATTATTATCTAATCTTAGTAATTCTTGCTTCATATAACCAAACCCAGGAACTGATACTATTTTAGTACCTTCGTCGGTCAGTATTTCTAATGGAATAGATTTCGCATTAGTAGTTACTGCTTCGTTGATTCTTTCAAATGTCTTTAGAGAATTAGTATTAATTTCTAAAAGCTTCTTTAAGGAATTAGATATGGAATTGTTAGTGTTCATATTATCTTAAAATATCTACTTCAAATACATAGTT